ATAAGCAGATAAAAATAATTGAGGGGCAGACTGAAGAGGGCCTTATATTGGCAGTAGCCTATGTCCGGAGAGATATGGCAGAAGGGGGGACCACGCCATTGATTCCCTTTGAATGGGGGAATTTGGAGGGGAGTTGGTTTAGAGACCCCCATAAGACAAAGACTGGAAAAGTTTGGATTCGATGTGGATTTAGTGCGGAATACGCGGCCTTTGTTCATGAAATGATTGGGACTTCAGAGCGTCCAATAAACTGGTCCCGACCTGGCTCTGGGCCTAAGTTTTTTGAGGCGGCATTAAAACGGAATACCAAAAAGATTTTTGAAATAATCCGGGACAATGCGGAGATACCCAAATGAATCCTCCCAGCGAAGACTTGAAAGATATCTTGGAAGGAATCAGCGCTTTGGGGTTGGCTTTTCCCACCAATTTGTTTGTGGGAGAAGAACCTTCAGAGCCAGATACCTGTGTAACCATATTTGATACTCCTGGATATCCTCCCCAACTTACTTTTACCCAAGGGGAGAATTATTTTAGACCATCCGTTCAAATCAGGGTACGGGGGAGGAATTACTTGACAGCCTACTCCTTGATAAACGACATCAAAGAAGAGCTTCATGGTTTAGGTCCGGAAGTTATAAATGGAGCGGTGTATACAGTTATCATGTGTAATCAGGAACCTTTTCTGTTGGACTTTGATAAGAATAACAGACCCCGTTTCGTGGTCAACTTTGACCTTCAAAGGAAGGAAGCTTAATCCACCATAAGAAGGAGATACCATTATGGCCATTGCTGGTGTAGGAGCACAACTAAGGCGTTGGAACTCCGTGAGTGGGGCTTGGGAGTCCATCGGGGAAATCAACAACATTACTGGCCCGACTATGACCAGGGAAACCATCGACACAACCGCCCTGGACACAACTGGGGGCTACCGCACGTTCATAGCTGGCTTTCGTGACCCAGGGGATGTCACGCTGGAGATGAACTTCACCCGCGACACCTATGAGCTTATGAAGACTGATTTTGAAAGCGATGTCGCCAAGAACTATGAAATTGTCTTGCCGGACGATGACAATACTACCCTGGAATTTGAAGGGTTGGTTACGGAGATTCCATTGAGCATTCCTCCGGACGACAAAGTCACGGTGGATGTTACCATTAAAATCTCCGGCCAGGTCAATCTTGAGTCCGGAAGCGGTCCCAGCCCTGGGGCTTAATGCTAACCTAAAAAGCCCTAATCATGGGCTGTAATTCCAAACCAAGGAGAAGCTAATCATGGCTATGTTGAACCGGGAAGCTCTGTTGAAGAAGGAAGAGCTGAAGAGGGAAAAAGTGGACTTGGGGAATGGGGAGTTTGTGTACGTCCGTCAAATGACGGGACGGGAGAAGGACCAGTTTGACCAGAGCCTAGTGGAAGAGGTCAAGGATGAACGGGGAAATGTGGTTGATTATCAACGGTCCTTAAAGGACTTCCGGGCCAAATTGGCGGTCAATACCATTTGTGATGATAAGGGGGAAATCATCCTGAAGCCGGAGGATTACCAGAAGTTAAGCAAACATATGAGCGCTTCCCGGCTGGAGAAGATAATTGAAGTGGCGCAAAGACTCAATTCTGTAACGGAACAGGCCCAGGATTTGCAAATAAAAAACTGAAGAGGCGGCCCAGCCGCCTATTCAAGCACCGTTTATGCTTGGAGTTAGGGGTACTCCATCCTGACTTTTTAAATGAGTTTTTAACCCCAGACCAGATTCGTGATTGGGAGGACTATGATTTTTTGGAGCCCATAGGTCCTATTCGGCGGGACTATATGGACGCTCAAATATGTTTCCTTATGACCAGTTTGGCCCAAGCTATTTATGGAAAGCGGGGGAAACGGAAAAAAGCAACCCCATTGGATTTTATACCTTGGGGAGTGGGGTTACATGAAGATTCTCCTAAACCAAAACGGAAACAATCTGTGGAAGAGATGAAAAACACTTTGATTGCAATTGCGGGCATGAATCCCGGTTCCAGGAGGAAGCGCTAATGCCCAGTTTAGGACCGTTGTATGCTGACCTTGGAGTAGATACTACTGGACTCCGGAAAGCAGAAAAAGAAGTTCAACAATTTGCCCGTAATGCGGAGACTACGATTGCACGGGCTTCCAAAAATGCGGGCAATTCTATTTCCTCTTTTTCTGGTTCAGCACGTTCCAATTTACAGTCTGTATCTGCTGGGGCAGTCTCCGGTTTTGCCCGTCTCCAATCCGTCTTACTAAAAGTTGGAGTTGCTTTAGGTACGCTTGGCCCAGCCGTAGGTTTGGGGAAATTGGTAAAGACCGGACTGGAATTTAATGGAGTAATGGAAAACTCCCAAATTGCCATCGCTTCTATGATAGGGTCCGTTTTAGAAATAACGGATGAACAAGGGAATGTTCTTAAGGGACAGGAGGCCTGGAACGCTTCTCAGCAACTGGCCGCAGAGTCTATGGAGCGGATTAAGATTTTGGCTCTGGAGACAACTGCGACAGTTCCAGAATTGGTTACTGGATTCCAAGGGATTGTAGGGTTTGCGGCCCAAGCTGGTATTGAATTAAAAGATATGCCGGTGGTTGGTCAGCGGTTAGCCCAGGCTATGGCCGCGGCTCAAATCCCAATGCAACAGATGAGGACGGAAGGTCGTGCTATTCTTACTGGTCATGTTACCGCTAACGATATTCTTGCCCGGAATCTTCAAATAACCAAAAAAGATGTAGAGGAGTGGAAGAAAAAAGGCAATTATACAGAGATGCTTTTGAAGCGTCTGGAGGCTTATGCTTTTGCTGGGGAAGCCGCGGCCAAGACCGTAAAAGGGTTGGTATCCAATCTGGAAGATGCGGTCCAGCAAACTACGGGTCTTGCTACCGCTCCAGCTTATGACCAATTAAGAAAGACTCTCCAAGGTCTCTTAGACAATATCATCTTAATTGATAAGGAAGCATTAGAGGCGGGGAAGGGAGGGTTGAAACTCCGGGATGATTGGGTCCCCTTCCAAAAACTTATTGCCGACATTTCTCTGGGAGCGGCCAAAGCTTTCGATTGGTTTGTTACCAATGGGGTGGCCGCTCTACAAGCAGTTGGAAAAGGGTGGGTGGATATCCGGGAGGATGTTTTTGTTATTGGAAGAGGGATTTATGATACCGCTTCTTTCCTTTGGGATTGTGCCAATGCCGCTTACGCCTTTGCTGTAGAGTTAGCAGACCCCAGGAATATCTTGACCGCTATTAAAGAAGCGGTGGATGAAATTCGTATTGTATTTTGGAAAGTCAGAGCCGCGGCAAAAGCTCAGAATGAAGACATAGAAGACCTTCAAGGATGGTACAAGGACGTAAGAATAGCAGTTGAAGGATGGTTAATTTTATACAGACAGGTAGATACTACAACAGGATATATAGCGGATAAAATCAACGATTATTTAGACCCGGCATTGGCCAAAGTGGAAGAGCGCTTCCGGGCTATTGCGGGATTGTCCAGACAAGTGGAAGTCCCTGGTGAACCTCCTTTGCCTCCTGGTGCTCAAGGTTTTGACCCTGGAGCGAATTTATTAAAGCAGTTCCGGGACAATCAGAAGCTCATTCGCCAAAACGAAAAGGACCTGAGAGAACAGCAAGCAAAATCAAAATACGGAACTAAAGGAAGGCCACAACCTCCAAAAGATGAAAAAGGAGCCAAAGGGGCGGAGAGCGCCGCCAAGCGTCTGTCTTCTATGACTATGGCTTGGAAAGAGGAGATTGCCCGTCTTGCCGGGTCTGGAATGGCAGAGTTAGATGCCTGGTACGCGAAAGAGCTTCAAAAAATTACTGAAGTGGAAAAGAAGGGGTCAGATGGAGATAAAGCTCGGGCGACTTTGAAACAGCTCTATCTTGCGAAAGAGGCGAAGCTCACAGACGATTATCACAAGTGGCTAGCAGGTGCCACTAGTGACGTCCTGGGAGGAATCGCTTTAGAACATCAAGAACTTCTCCGCCAATATAAAGGAATTAAAGGGGCTGAAGAGGAGATTTTCAAGGTAACAGAGCTTAAAAAATACAAGTATTTTGCAGGTATGGAACAAAAGCGCCTTGGGTTTGCCTCTAACTATCTTCAGGAAATGTCCTCACTCACTCCCGTTTTGGAAGAACAATTAAATCTCCAAGGCCAGTTACTCGAAATACAACATAACACCACCCGCCTTGAATTACAAAGAGCTTTAGCATCCAGAGAGATTACTCCTGAGATATATAATCAGGCGATGGCCTATGAAGCGCTGTTATATAAGGCGCGGCAATTCGACCAGATGAGGAAGGGGTGGCAGACGGAAGGGGTCCTTGGAGGGCTGTCTGAAATAGCAACGGCAAGAATCTCTGAGGCGTCAACCCGTATGTACAGAACCACCATTGAGGTTATGAAATCAGTTGAACAAACGGTGGCGGGCGGACTTGCTGACGCTTTTATTGCTAGTATGGAAGGCAAAGAAGTGGACATGTCCAAAATCTTTACGGATATTGTTTATATGGGCATCCGTAAGGGATTTGAACTATCAGTTGCCGCTCAGTTTGACTCTATGTACGGGTTGTTTCGTAAAATAATGGGTATTCAGCCACCAAAGTCACCAATGGTCCAAGCGGGGGAGACAACTTCTTTTCTTCTTGACAATGCGGGTATGAAGTTAAAACAATATATGGAACAGGGGGCGCTTAATGCCTCTATGACCCTCAGTTCTACCAGGATTCCAGGTCTTGATGGCGGATACGGAGGAGCTGGTGGAGGTACAGGTTATGGAGGTCAGATTGGTGGATATCCGCTCCCAGTTTTGTCGCCTCTTCCAACCGGAGGTTATGGCGGTGGAGGATACGGGGCGGGGATGGGCGTGGGTGCCGGATTCGGCACCGGCATCGGTACAGCAATGGGAGGTGGAGGTCCCCTAGATATCGGGAGCATGATATTCCAAGGATTTACTCAAGGTGCTTTAACAGACCCTACAAAGCTTATGGATATCGGTTCTCAGATTTTCAAAATGGGGGCAGAGTCATTACAAGATTTGGGGGGCGGAGGTGGTGGCGGGGCTGTTGGCGGAGGTATTGGAAAAGAGACTGCCAAGCTATTTAAACAGGGCACAGAACAATTTGATGCCGCTTCTGCCGCTGGAATTGCCTCTGCCGCTTCTCTTGGTCTGGGGGCCTTGAGTTTGATTACCGGAAGTAAGGAAATGCAGACTGCCGCCATGATTTTGCAACTGGCGGCAACGGCGCTCCAAATTGCCGCCGCCATAAGTAAAATTCCATTTTTTCACTCTGGCGGTATTCTCAAGGCGCATGAAGGTCTGGTGCTAGCCCAAGCAGGTGAGGGGATTTTAAGGAAGAGGGCAATGAGAAGTCTGGAAGCATCTTACGGTCCTGGTGCCTTCTCATATCTTAATAGCGGTGAACTTCCTCCTGGAGGGAGAGGGGGAGGGAACAATTACAGCATCAATCTCCAGTTGACGGAGTTGGACGATATTGCAATTGACCGTTTTGTAGTTTCTCGTTTGGTTCCCGCCATCCGGCGCTATGAATCCAGATTTGGAGATTAAATCATGGCTGACGACGGACTGAAAGACCCGACTGTATATGGGACTCAACCAACTGGCCTAAAAGAGCCAGTAACCATACCTTTGGTGGACCTTATTCTCGGGCATGAGAACATTCCGAAGCGGTTGGGAAAAATAAGACTCAAGAAGGTCAAAGAGGGGTTAGAAGACCGTCCATCTGTTCCATTGCATAGATTTTTAACAGAGCAGGTTATTCCAAAATTGGAAGACCATGGATTTTTCTTTGAGAGTAAAAGAAGGAGGAGACGGTAATGGCTGATTTAACGGCACTCGCAGTTTTGTCTCTTCTGGGGCAATATACCCTTGACGCCGATATCAATACAGTCAAGGATATCGTGGATGAAACCATCGAATTGGAATTGGCAGATGGCACCGGGACGGGATATGGCGACCTTCAATTTCATGACCAGCGCCAACTTTCAGATGGTGGCAATGAAGAGTTGGATTTGGCGGGGAGTCTCACCGACCAATTTGGAAGCACCCTCACCTTTGCCAAGATAAAATTGCTGGTAATTGAAAACCTTTCTGCCAGTCAAACTCTTACGGTGGGGAACGCCTCTTCCAACCAATTTGTCGGTCCATTCGGGGCGGCGGCGCACACGTTAGGGATTGGTCCCAATTCCTTTGCCGTATTGATAGCAAACCCCGCTGGATATGCGGTGACGGCAGGGACCGGGGACAAGTTAAAGATTCTGAACTCAGCTGGAAGTTCTTGTCTCTACAATATTTTTATTTGGGGGGCGACAGCATAATGGGCAGAATATCTCTCATGTCTTTTCCGATTTCAGGTCAAAAGGGATTGGTGTACCCTGGCACCCATTCCTTTCATGTCCCCTCTTCCATAGCGGCCAACTTCCTCAATCCAGGAACATCAGATTTTGCTGTTGAAGCCCTTATCTATCCCAGCAGTTCAATGGGTTATACCGGCTACGCCAAACCCATTTTTACCAAAAGTGGAAATAGTATTATCACGCCAAATGCTTGTTGGGGGCTGTTTTATAATGTGGGTTCTGAGCTTGTGACCTTTCATATATGTGATGGTTCTGCCTATACTTCCATGAATTCAGACGCTGACTCTGTTCCACTTAATTCCTGGTCGTGGATACGGGTAGAAATAGACCGTGATGTGAATTGTATCATATACGGTAACGGTGAACAAATCGGCTCATCTACCAATTTCCTTACAACGCAAGGGAGTATATCCAATTCTGAGTCCATAAATTCAGGCAATTATCCGGGAACCTATGCTGAATACTATTTTGAAGGAGTAGTGGCGATGCTCCGGTACAATTCCGGAACTGGAACGGTATTGGGACCTAATTTTGTCTCTGACGAATGGGCCAGAATTGCTTGCGGTCTTCCCAGAGGACCGCTTTATGTAAATTCCTCTTACGCCTGGATGCTGGATGAAACTTTAAGCTGTCCCCCCGGATTAACTCCATTGACCTTTGATGTTTGGGATACCGGGACTCCAACTTGGACTTACGGTTTCCCTCTATATACGACAAATACCAATTATTCGCCTTCTCCCGGAATTGAGCATGGGTATGTTCCTCTTAATACTCCAATCCGGACAATGGACGGCACCGCTCAAATCTACCAGGGACCGGCAAAACGCCGTTGGTCAACGCGGTTTGTTACTACAGAATATTCGTGGGTTTGTAGTGTTATGGCGCTACAATTTGATGCGTTGGGAATCTACCTGTATCCACAATGGTGGGGAACGTCCTCCGGGGCGGCTGTTCCCGTTATTCTAACTGCTCCGCCTGTGGTACGGGAGATAAAACGGAATGAAACAACCGGGGAAAGTGTTTGGGAGGTTGAACTCCAACTTGAGGAAGAGTGATGATTTGGGCTGACCCTAATTTCCTGGCATCTGAGGCCAATCCTATAAATGCACCTGTAATTTCAATCAGGATAGGGAATTATGATGTCCCAGATTCCCACCTGCTTGATGCCGGGTCCGTCCGTTTTTCCAGGGGATATCGTTTTGATAGTGGGATTGCCTCTACAGAAATATCATTCAAATTGAATAACGCTTCCGGCATTTATTCCCCACGGATGGCAGAGTTCCTTTTTTTTGGGACCACTTGGTACAGAAAACCAGTAAAAGTTTGGTTCGGTTATAAGCGGGCGGTTGCCTCTCCCGTAGTGGATAAAATCCTTGTTTTTGATGGGGTTGTTATGACTTGGGGTCCGGTAGTAAAAATGAAGGGTCCCGGTCCTAGTGACCCAATCCAAGAAGAGTCTGTAACCATTGTATGTAGGGACCGCGTTTCCCTATTCCTGGACCGCAAAGTTGGGGTCCCGGATGCTGAAGGGGCGGCAAACCCTTTAATTTATGGAACCGTAGTAAAAGATGCTCTCCCTCTAAATGACACTATCCTATGGACTCCTGATGACACCGCCGATTTTGAAACTGGCGACCTTTCTGAACTGACTTCCACCACGGAGAATGGGGACGGGACTTTCGCAATTAGTACCACAGACCCATATGAAGGGACGTATTGTGTTCGCGCCGAAGTGGAGACCAATAATGACGACGCTTATGGGGAGATTGACCTGGGTTCTGGCCAGGCAGACCTTTTGTTCTCTGTTAAACTGAAGTTTGACACTATCCCCAGCGCACCTGCCAACCTGGGTTTGACCTTCCTGTTACTACGCAATTCTGCCGGGTCAAACCTGGCGGCTTTGGTCGTGCTTTCTGGGGGAGATGTTCGGTTTGCCCACTACGGGAAAGGCACTAACCACGATACAGGTTGGAATATTTTTGCTACGCAGGGGAGGTGGGTCCGGGTCTCTATTGGTAGCAATGTTTATTCACCGGGGGTTTTCAAGGTCTATCTGGATGGAGCTGAAATCTGCTCCTATCAGAGCAATTTTACTCAAACCCCCAGATATTGTCGTTTAGGCCTGTCTTTGGGTGCTCTTTTTTCTGAAAATTATGTCGTCTATTATGACGATGTTCAAATCTCTGAAACATACTATGGAGAGGGGCATTACCTCCCTGGATATCCGTTCACTTCTATTGATGGAGCTTTTTCTGACGGGACTATCATCCCACAACACGGTAGGAGGAAGAGGTTTAGGGGAGGGTTGCTTGCCAAACCTTTCCGACTCAGATTCAGGGGGAGGCAGGTCACTTCTGATTCTTATTCTACTGATGCTGATTATGGTATTGTAGCGTTTAATAATTATGAAAATCCTCCAGACGGGAGTATATTCATTAAAGCTACCAAGAACGCCACTACCCATCCCGCAGATATGATTTCTGGTCTTTTAGCTGAAGGCGAATTGGACGCTTATGAAGATGTAGATTCCTTTGCGGCGACAAAGGCGGCAACTCCAAACTATGAGTTGGGAGCATGGTTTGAAAATACGACCATAGCAGATGCTATCCAAGAGATTTGTTTGAGTTGTCTTTATGATATTATTCCGGGTCCAGAGAAGATAGGTTTAAAAGCGTATTTGGGAAATGAAATAAGGAGTTACGTCAAGACGCTAGGAGAGTCTGACCTCATTTCTTTTCAGCAATCCATAGAACAAGAAGACCTGAAAAACTCCATCGTGGTTAAACGGGGTTGGTGGGAATATTATGACCGTCTCCTCTATCGTGTTCAAGACGCTGACTTGATTGCTCTCTTGGGAGAGATGGAAGTTGAATTGGATTTTACCTGGGGACAAACCCTAATGACCGATGCGGAAACGATGTGCCAAGAGATAGGCGATGCCCTTTTAACCCGCTTGAAAGCTCCCATAGATACCTTACGCGTGAGCTGTCCGCTCTCATTTGCCCGCCTGGAATTGGGGGACGGAGTGCTGGTTACTTATGAAGATTTTTTTGCCTATCCTGTTATCTATGAAGTGTTTGAAAAAAATATCAATGCTTCTCCGGGTCGATGGGGAGTGGATTTGACCCTTGTCCGTTTTATTGGAGAAGAGGCTGGCTAATAACCCATCGAATCGCGGTGGGGTAGGAGGAGGGGATATGGATGACAGTACTCGGGGAGAGATTGAGAGTATATGGCTGGTCATGCCGGGGGGTCCTTCCATTAGACAGTTTAAAAAAGAGGCAAGTCCAGCTTGTTCAATTTTGCGGAATGACTCCCCTGTTTAAAGAAAACGGGGAACCAGACCAGCTGGCTTGGGGTTATCCAATAGAAGAGGGAAAAGGTGGTTACGGAGAAACCATTATGCTCCCTTTTAGTGAGGCAGGAGAGTCTCCAAAGGTATTAAACTGGTGGGAAAGAAGGTTGTTAAAGTTCCTTATGAGGAGGGTCCGCTGGGCTTTCCTTTTATTCCAACCGTTTGTTGAGTCTTTTATAGCCATTGATACATACCCAGAGTGGAACAAAATCAGCATCTTATTAGTAACCTGTTTGAAGCCTCCGGATAACCTGACAAGGGTGGTTGTGCGTCTTTTTGGGCCTATCTGGGAAGGGAAAATGGGGTATTTTGAATTATGACTCAAGGAGCTAACATGATGACGTTGAGGAGCCAGAACAGACTGGAGAAACTAATTCTGTTCTCCCTTTTGGTCTTTATCGGTTTGGGGATGAGTTTTTTCCTGTTTGTTAGCATTTATCCTTTCAAAATCCTGACAAATACCCTTTTAAAAGTCCAACTTCCTGAAGATGGAGATTTGCACCCAGGGGACCACCTCAACTATGTATTTACAGCAAATAAAAGCTGTATCGCTGGGACGGTAAGCAGACATGAGACCCAGTTAATACTTGACAATGGATGGATTATAAACTATGAAGAACACGCTGGTAAGTTAGAGGAGAATGCCCATTGTGAAGAACGGGGGTTTGTGACTCTTCCCAAGGGGAGAATCGTGGAAAACAGAAAGGCTAAATTGCGGTTCATCTACACTTTTAATATTATGTGGAAACCCGCTGACTCTGAACCATTCTCCATTGGGCCTTTAGTTTTGACTCCTCACCAATTGCAACAAGAGGGGCTTTATTTCCAAGAATGTCCTCCTGGTTGCGTCCCTGTACCCAAAAAAAGAAGGCACAAAGACGAGAAACCTTTTTGACTTCTGGAGCCAGCGCATTGGAATACTCTGACCTGCTCGAACATTTCAACGCTATTCTAGCGTTGCTCCTGGTGATGACCTCCTTGGCCGCCTGGTTATTCTGGAGACTATATACCAAGACGGAACGGAAGGTGGACCAGCTGTGTAAAGATTTTGCCGCCTTTAAGGATGGTTTCCTTCACCACAAGGCAGAGTGTGAGAAGATTCACGGGCGTTTCATGAAAAGGAGTGAAATAGATAAGGAGATTGATGACATCTGGAGCGCTCTCAATAACCACGGCCACTCTCCGGACGGAAAAGTCAGTAGATAAAAAAGAGTGTCTCAAGGGATTATACAGGCCTGTTTCCAATCGTGTCAGAATGCTGGGGAGAATGATGCAGAATGAGAATAAACGGCTGAGGGTAAGGGTGTTACAGGGGTTTTTAGGGTTTCTTTTAGCGGTCCTCCTTTCCGGGTGTGGTCCCAAGACCTATACGGTGGCTCATCAACCGGGAGTCTGGAAAGTAATCACCTACAATCTTCACGGGGTAGCAGAGGCTCAGAGCATACGGAAGCGGACGGATATTTTGGCGCAGTACTGCGTCAACAATCGGGTGGATGTAATTTTAGGTCAGGAGTTTGTTGGGGGGCCTTTAGCGGCTTTTGTCCATTTGGTAGAAGACGGGGCTATGCGCCTGGGGAAGCAATTGAGTTATAGCTACTATTCAACCCTGTCTTGGAATCTGTACGGGTTGGATTACCGGACTGGGGTGGTAAGCCGTTGGGACCAGGCCAGTCAAATCAGTCTTCCCCTGAGCCATAACAAGAGCGCCACTTTGGTTTGGGCGGACGGAATTTGGTGGGCTTCTGTTCACGCTAGTTCCTCCTCTCCCTTGGACCATTTGGAGACGGTCTTGAGTAGGATTCCTCCGTTGGAACCTGCTGTGGTGGGAGGGGATTTTAATAGTTCATCTTCTGATATGGAAACCCTGGCGACCAGATTTGGTTTTACAGAGGCCCATCCCTCCGCTGAAATTGATAGGATATTTGTCCGGGGCTTCCAAATAGTCTCTTCCCAGGTCATTGACTTGGCTATAAGTGACCACAATGGGATGCTGATTACTTTGAGGAGGTAAAGGAAATGGAGGAAAGAGGAGCGGGGGAAAATAAGCCTTTCATGAGACACGTGATTGCTATTATGGTAATTGTCGGGTCCTTTGGGGCGTTCTATATGGTGGCGGCGGGGAAATGTGATACCGCTTGGGAAAAGACCACCTTTATGGTTGTAGGGGCTTTAGTGTCTTTGGTAACCACTATTGTTCAATGGTATTTTGGAAGCTCCGAAGGGAGTGACCGGAAGACTAATTTATTATCAAGAGGAGAGAAGTTATGAAGATGAGCAGACGGTATTTGAAGATGGTCGTGGTAATTTCTATTTTGGTCCTTGTGTTTGGTTGCGCCTTTCTCCAGACGGTCCGGGGGGTTTTTTGTAACCCGACAGAGGCCCAAAAACAGACAGCGGCTATGGCCGCTGAGTTCGCAAAAACTGCTCTGGCTTTGTTAGCCAATACGGTAGTTCCTGGGGCAGGGGCCATTTTGGATAGGCTTATTGATGCGCAAGTGGTTTTTGACCGGGTCCGGAACGGGGCTTGTGTAACTTTAGATGAGCTGGATAAAGCTATCAATACAGTAGAGACAACTCCGTTGGCGGCAATGACCAAGGATGCCAGGTTGAAACGGTTGCTAAAGCCGGATTTGACCAATCTTAAGGCAGTACTGAAAAAATAGGGGAACGCTATGTTATGGCAGGGGAGAAGTCTCCATATAGGATTGAACCGTGTAAATCCCTCCTATTATGAAGGGTGGGACGGCAGACTTATGGGGTGTCATAATGACGCTTTGGCTATGGAGCGTATTGCTAAAGAGGAGGGATTCAAAACAGTTCCTCTTTTGTCGGCAGACGCCACTCGGGAAAGGGTTATTCAAGAGATTCACATAGCCAAAGATGAACTCTATCCTGGGGACTTCTTCCTCCTAACCTATTCTGGCCACGGTGGACAGCTTCCTGATTTGGATGGGGATGAAGCGGATAAGTATGATGAGACCTGGTGCCTTTACAATGGAGAATTTATTGACGATGAGCTGTACGCTCTCCTCAAGCTCTTCCCCCAATGGACCAGGATTCTTGTGGTTAGTGATTCTTGTCACTCCGGCACCGTTATTAAATCCCGTTGGTACGCCGGGGAGCACGCTCCTTTTAAAGCCATGCCCCGACCCATAGCTCAGGATACTTACCAGGCCCACAAGGACTTCTATGACCGTATCCGGGATGCCCAGGACCAGAGCAAAGCCAAGTATGATTTTCCGGCCAGGGCCATTCTTTTGGGAGGGTGTCAAGACAACCAATATTCTTCTGATGGGGAAGATAATGGGTTGTTTACAGAGAAGCTTTTACAAGTTTGGGACAACGGCAAATTCCAGGGGGACTATTTTGCTTTTCATAAACAAATAGGGAAGCTGATGCCGCCGTCCCAGACTCCAAGTTTGGTTATGGCTGGACGATTGAACCGTTGGTTTCAATGGTCCAGACCGTTTGTCCTTTAATTCCTATCTCCGGAAAATGTTCACCCCTGGCCAGGGAG